CAGCAACTTGTTTGCCGCCATTTCTAATTTCAAGTTCAAAGGCAGCTTGTAAACGAGCGTCTCGTTGTTGAGCTTGCAGTGCTTCCATTTGATCTCGACGACTTACTCCAGTCAGTTGAGCAACTTTGTCCATCTCAACTGCTAGTTCTTCTGCAGAGTCTCGAGCCTTCTTGCTAGCTTCTTTATCATTGGCTGCATCAAAGCGTTTACCTGTAACACTTAATGCTAATACTTCGTTAAATTCTTTAGTACTATAACCTAACTTGCTTAATCTATCTGCGGCTTCGCTTCTTGAAAAATCATCGGATAATCTGTTAAAGGCTTTTGCACCTTCACTCATTGATCCGCCTAAGCTAGTAAGTCCTAGTTTAGCACGATTAATAACATCGCCGTACTCTTCTGTACCTAATCGAGTTTTTGCAATACTAGTTCTTAAACCAACAGCATCGTTGTTAAAACCAATACCAGTATTTGACAAATCTCTCCAAGTGTCAGCTGTCTCGGTAACTAACTTTTTCATTCCTTCGATACCGTTGCCAGCAAGTTCTACGGCTCGTTGTATGTCAAAGCCTTTGGCACTAGCAGGCGGAGTTCGGTTCTGATTGTTTTCCCGTAGTAGTTTCTTTAACTGATCTTCAGTCATCGTTACTGTGGGTTTATTTGGATCGTTTGGGTCAGCCATTTATTTTTCCAAGAAATATGCGTATATAAATACACGGTATAATATTTATCCGGAGACAAAAATGGCTAATAACCCATTACAACAGTATTTTAGACAACCTAAAGTGTTTGTATCATTACCCAGCCAAGGAGTTTACAACGATCCTACAGCTATTACAGGAGATCTTACTCGCATGCCTGTTTACGGCATGACTGGTATGGACGAAATCATGTTAAAAACTCCGGATGCACTGATTACCGGAGAAAGCACAGTTCGAGTAATTGAAAGTTGCTGTCCCAATGTCAAAGACGGGTGGGCTGTGAGTAACTTAGATGTGGATGCATTGCTAGTAGGGATTCGTATTGCTACCTACGGTAATACTATGACCATGGTACACGTATGCGAAAAGTGCGACACAGAAAACAATTACGATCTAGATGTTAGTAAGTTTCTAGAGCATTTTGGTCAATGTCAGTTTGAACCAAAAGTTTCTTTAGAGGATCTAGTTATTCGTATTCGTCCGCTTGACTACAGACAAGTAACTGGTTTTAATCTAGAACAGTTTGCCCTACAGAAAAGACTAATACAAGCCAGTGCATTAGAAAATGAAGAAGAAAAAAATAAACTTATTGGCGAGATTTATCGAGACTTAGGGCTACTGCAAAACAAAGTGATCATTGCGGGCATCGAACAAGTTGAATTACCAGGCGGCACTGTAGTAACTGAACAAGAGTTTATTACCGAGTGGATTGAAAATGCCGACAAGACTGTATTTGATGCTGTCCGTAGTCAAGTAAACAAGAACAGTGAAGTATGGCGTATACCAACTACTCATGTTAAATGCGACAGTTGTGAAGCAGAAAATTCATTTAATGTTGATTTGGATCAAGCAAGTTTTTTCGCCGTCGCCTAACAAGACTTTCTAATCAGCAAATTGAAGATTTGCTTGTTAGGCTTGAAAAAGATGCAGTACAATATAAAACAGAATTGTTTAGAATAAGTTGGTTTATGCGTGGCGGTGTAAATATCAACGATCTACTGCACACTTACTCTGCTGAAGATATAAAAATCATGGGCGATATTATCAAAGAAAATATCGAAACTACCAAAGCATCACAAATGGCAATTATTTAACACCCGGTGGTTTAGGGCCTCGGTAGTCTTCGCCTTGATCTAATTTCTCGCCAGGCTTGCGGGCAAATCTATCCCCTACACCCCAACCAGATTTATTGCCATATTGATCATACGGCTCAACAGTTCCGCCGTTGTAGTCTTTGCTAGTTGAACTACCTGCTATATCATCTTTGGCACTAGGTTTGCCAGCAATACCGCCTTTGTCATCTTTGCCTTTGATAGTTCCATCGATCTTAGCTTGTGCTTCTGGACTAACTTCTTTGATTTTCCAAGCTTCAACGATCTTACCAACGCTTTCGTTCCATACCCAAACTACACTAGGATCGATAATCCAAATTACCCACCATGCTAGTGCTTCTTGACCTTCTTTGGTCGCTAGATATTTTTGTAACCAGATGATACCAACTTCAGTAGCAATGGCAAACATGATGCTTGGCCCGCCTAGAGCACCTAGTGTAGCACCACTGGCAACAACAGCACCTGCACGTACAAACCATTTGACAAATGGTAGGAATCTCAACATGCTGATTAATTTAGCAATACCACCTGCTGCCAATATCGATGCAACCATCTTTTCGCACTGCTGGCGATAAGCGGCATGTCCATCTTCTTCGCTAATTTGCTTGCTCTTAACTAGCCCATGGATTGCCATACTTTGCTGTGTCAGCAATACAGCAATATCGTAATATCCCAGTAATTTAATCACACGAAGGAATGTACCCGCTGTTTTAGCCAACCGACCTTCAACAACTTGCCCTTGTATACTGTGGGCTATGATGTATTTGTCGATCAGTTTTGCTGTTTTACCCGCGGCAAAGCCTACATTATAAGCGGCATCTTCAGCGATTACTTCATATATCTTCATTTAGGGAATCCTCTAAGAATATTTATCTACTTTAAAGATGAACTACGTTCATCTGCTCTTCGCTTTCGCTCGAGCTTACTGTCTCTTTTCTTTAATTATAAGAACTATTAAGTGCGAAGCACTTAGATATTATCTAGATTGTTCAGTCACACTTTGCCCAGGTCGGGCAAAGATTGGACATTATCTGAGTTGCACAAATGTCACTTAGCGTTATTGCGTTACAGTGGCGGTTGACCGGTACCACGAGCAAAGTCTTTATTCAACGGCGGTTTGTGTACATACGCTAACATACACACAAACGTAGGGTTCTTATCCCTTCCTTGTGCCTTTTTGTTTAAAACAGCAAAACCGCGGCAGTTCGCGATCATCGTCCTGTTAAGGATAGTTGCTGAGTACTCTTAACGGCAAGAGAATTCCGTCCCTGAGATCCGAGATCCAGGTTTAGGGCGCACGACATTGGCCTGCGCTAGCTTTAACCGTTTAACTGTTTGCCTTTGATATGTGAGCCGTGTACACGAACAGCTATCTGTCCGTTGTAGTAGTCATCTGATTCTAATACTCGCCTTGAGAATTGCTCTCTTGCCTCTATATAACTACATTCAGCCTTGCTTGTGCAGTAATAAATTATTTCTCTGTGGAAATTTTCTGCGCCTAATTGTGCTACGTCTTTGTTTAACTGGTCATTGGAGCCATAGTATTCGCGCCAGTCCGAATCAATTTTGCTTCGTATGCGCTTTTTCTTTTTTGTGCCATTTTTAAGTTTGACTGTTTTATAAGTTGTTTTTGCAAATTTTGCTAATTTTTTGCCTATATACATGCGACCAGTGATCGTATTAGTAATGCAATAGACGAATCCAATACACTCTTCGGGTAAGGTTTCGACTAGAGATTTTTGATAATACCATGACATCAACTAGTTAGCATTGGACCCCTTGGTAGCCTTGCGTTTTTGATTACGTGCCTCTAATTCAATTTCTTTTTCGTCCATCCATTCGCGGACAACAACTCTACGCTGACTCAACAAGCGACGAATGTCGCTCATTATTCTGCGCAATTTTATAGCAGATGATTTCGTGCCACGGCCCAGCCATTCTTGATTGGCTTCAAAATACTCTCTAAATTTCTTTAGGAGTTCGGCGTGTAACTGTTCATCCTGATGCATTATCACCTTTTATTGTTTCTAATAATTGCCGATGTTCATAACTTTTTATAAACTTTTCTTCCCCATCAAACTGCTGGCATTGTGCAAGAGCTTGCTCAGCCGCCCATTTGATACGATACAAATCTTGTTTACACAACCACTGGGCATGTTTATTGTATCGATTGCTGTAGGTAGCATCACGTATGCGCCTACATAATTCATAGACTTGTCCTACAGTC